TCGGGCGCCTAGTGTGGGAGTGGGTCCCCACTGCGCGCCTAGTAGGCGCGTACCATCCTCGTCTTGATGTGTAGGGACGAGGGCCTACCAGCACGCTCCAAGTGATTCTCATCCGGGTTTGGCAACTCGGACTCTTTAGAGAAAAACTTCAATAGGGCGCCATAGCCGTCCAGTCGTGAGACTGGCGACTTAACGTTAACTACAGCAGCCTTAACCATAGGCAGTTGCAGATCGTTATCCCAAGCGTCGGTCTGATGACCTTCGATTCGGTAACGTCCTATTGCGGGCGAGTCGCGGCCAACATACGGATAGGGTATAAACTCCATCAGAAGTTGGTCTAGTTTCTCAACAGTGTCGAAGTAGCCATAATCATAAAGATTATTTCTCAACGCACTAGCGGAAACAATCGCAGCGGCTCGTTCGGGCTTGCGCATCTGATACGAAGGGAGCTCCATACGACACTTGGCGTAAGTAACGTCAAAGCCGTCGAAGTACTCCTTTCCACAAGATTCTCTGAACTTCCCAGTCCAGAAGGATTTTGTGCGATTGACTTTGAAGCCATAAGCCTCAAGTCTCTCGATAACAGATAGGGCACATTCGGTGGGGACAATAATGTCATCACCGTATGTACGCACCTTACCCTTGACGTGAGTATTCATCCACACGTCAAAAGTCGGCGGTTTGCTAGGCATCGTGCGATCGTACCAGAAGTCATGGTATGCCATTATAGAAACAATGGAAAATACCAGACTTTCAATAGGAAAGCACAGTGCCGAACCCATAGACGCGAACTTGGCCAGGCGTATAACGCCAAAACCAGGAACGTCAGCCATACGGGACCGTGTTGCATCAATGGCTTCCAGCAATACTGGGAAGTCACGCAACATAGCTCGTACAAGCTGATTGGAAACGCGATCACTGGCATCACTAAGATCTAGTGTTGCTAAAGCTCCAGTTATGGAGCCCTTACGAGCCATCTCCTGGTTAGGGAGCTGCGACTTGTAATTGATCAGTCCGCCGTACTTCGCAGTACGGACGGATTTCTCGAATGCGCGCATAAGCCCTTGCTGCATGTATTGCATAGCAGTAGGTTCAATCGCGATAATTCGAGGCGTTTTCATCGTTTTAGGAACTGTGATGACCCTAACGGGCATCTCAGCTCCGGGCAACGAGGACCAATCGCGGTCATCCATATCAGAAAGATATAGATGCCAGCTGGGATACGCGTATCTCCCAAAGGGAAACACGTGCTCCAGTCGATCGGGCCACTCTGGCTGATTCCACTTTTCGTTTCCAAAAAGTTTATCAGCAACAGAGCCGGGTCCGTGAGACGGAACGATCTCTCCGTTTTTAACCTGGTTTTCCCAGGAACGGAAAAGATCACCGTAAATGAGATGGGCATACATGCGAAAGCGAGCAAGCTCGCCTTCACCGATGCTTTCATCAAACTCACGAACCTGTCGTTCGTTCTCGATATAGTTCGCAAAGGCAGAGTCGATGCGCTTATCAGCGCATTTCATCTTAACCTTGGCTGTCAATCCAGTTACCTGGAAGATCGCCTGCATTGCTAATGCAGAGCGACCTACATCGAGTAGCGTACCGTCAGACACATCGAACACCTGGGACAAGAAACCGCTTAAAAACAGCGGCAACTTGCCTCTTTTCGGATAACCGATAAAGAGGTCAGGGCCCACCTTACCTTCAGCTAGGGCCTTTTGGAGGTCTTTGCCGAATTGAGGTAGGGTTATCATGATGAATGATAACCCCTCGTGTTCAACGCGATTCATGATAGTTTTTCTATCATGAATGGTGCTAACGCCACATCGTATACCGGATTCCTCCAGTATACTAATTTGGAGATCTATTAGACTTTTCACTTCGGCCTTTCGGTTCGATAGTTCCTAAGTCAATGGCATCCAAATTTAATATCCATGATCACAAGTTTGTTCTTCACCCGAAGTCGAGCAAACAACAACAAGCACCATTTAGTGCTTGCCTCGTCCACCCTTTCGGGTTACGAGAGCTGTGATCAACCACGGAAGTCCCGTGGTTGCTGCTAAGGCTGTAAAGGCCATAATGGTCAGAATAATCTGATCATATGTGACCAATTACGCCTCACCACCGAAGAGCTTCGTCAGGTTTGCACCCGACGACGCAGTCAACCAGGTCATAAACCCGGTTGCGATGTCCTTCATCTCTGCTGCGGTGTACCCCTGAACGGGGACATCCGCTACAACGTAGAACGATGCCGTTACCGGCACGTTGTTCGACGGAGTAAGAGGATCTGCGGAAATCTTCTTCGTGGTGATTCGAGCTGTACGACGGATTCGCTTCCCGTAAGAGTTGCGAATGTCTACAAGCGTGTCACCGTCAGCGGACTGAAAAGCCCCGCTACCGTTGCCACTCGACACCCTCGGAAGAGGGATGGCGATCGAATTAATCGTTACAGTCTGAGGATCGGCGAATGCCATGACTATCTCCTTTATTTAATTGTTATTAAATTGATAATTAAATTATAGCTGATATGACGGAAAAACCGACATATCTCTACTCTACATGCGTGTTAACACGTAGGTTCTATAGTAGGGATTTGTTGCCGTTAGTCATTCCTAAGGCAGCAAGGATGGCCCACTGATTGGCACTAAAGCCATCAGGATTAAGGCCAAATCCATAAGGTGTTCCTTTCACACGCTCCTTAGCCGTGTAGGCTTCGGTAAACGTGATCGGCCCAGTGTGTCCACGGAAAAACCGTACACCACTGTGCTGGTATATGTCGCTATGATGGGTTTCCCTCATCAGGTAGCTATACCTCAGAACAAGGTTGTCACGCTGCAACGCCTGTGCATTGGAGATTAAATCACCAATGTTGACGAAGTAGTCGGCCAACCAGGACCATGGAGTTAGTTCCCAAAGCAACTCGGGAGTTAAGCCATCTATTCCTAGAAGGTATCTCGCGAGTTGGGCGTTCTTAGAAAGTTGAGAAAGGGCATCAGAGCCATCTCCCAACCAATAAGAAAACGCACCCCGCCACCAGTATTTTGTACTGGTTTTGGTGGTTTTGGAAATATTACCGTATCCATTATAGGAATCCCAGTCATAAAAGACATCCTGTCCAAACGCGTTAAATGGCGAATTGAACGGGACTCCGAGGGGTTGAAGTGGCCAAAAGCCACCTATAGTCTCGGATCTATCTATAGTGAAGTCAAATTTGCGCCGGACAGGTTGTCCGTTGTCCTTAAGATACTGCGTAATCAGGTCGTCAGACCTGACTATAGATTCGCAGATCTTCAAAACATCCGACACGGTAGGTATCCAGCCGAAGACCATATTCAAGTACTCATCGCCATTTTTGGCGATTCGTGACTTTAAATTTGGAACTCGACCAAGGAGAGCCATACCCGGGAGTTTTGGGACATCAATCAACAGTTCCAAGAGGAACTGAGTGAAGGACGCATGCGGTTTCGTTGGTGTAGTCTGCTTTATAGCTTTTGTGCCATATTGCAGATCCACCGGAGCGAATGACATATCCCGATTAGCACCAGGTTTATCCGGAGTAGCGAAGACCAAAGGTCCTCGATACCTCGTGTAGCCAGATGCGCCAACCACTTTCCAAAAGCTGTGCGAAGAATACGCACGAGCTTTAAAACTGGAAAAGGGGTGACCGGTGTCAATGTCCGACCGTTGATTCTTATCGAGGTTATCTCGAATAAGCTGGCCTGGGGTCGTTTCCAACCCCGCACCAGAAAGGTCGTCATACCTAATACCACTTCGAAAAGAAGTGGTAGTTTGACTGTATTTACGGTTAGCAATGATAATGTCTTGAAACAAGCCAGCCTGAGCCGTCGCTATGGTGGGTGACCATTCAGTATGAATAGTCCCATCATGACGACCCTGTTGGTTAGGCAAGTCGCGAGACGATGTAAACATTGCTCCCATGATACTCCTTATGTGATACACTAGAGAGTCCGTGGTGGGGAGTTGCACTGCAACAAAACCACAGACAGAAACACAAAATAGTTTTTGTCTATTCGGTGTGGCGCCGAAGCACCGGGAGGCCCTTAAAGGGGAGATCGGAAGAGCAC